AATGAGGCAACGCCGCGCCTTGTGGAAGCGGCAGCGGGTAAAAAGCCCGCAGGCGTTACCCTTGGTACTTCATGGACAAGTCTTCCAGACGAAAGCCTCCAAGCCTTTGTCGGGTTCGCAGGCGATGGTTCACCTTTGGCTGTCCTATTCGATGCCATCCCCCAAGTAACCACCGATGCCATGCAGATGGCTTTGGTACAAGGCATCAGCCTTGGCGAAGGCCCGCGCACGGTAGCACGGCGGGTACGCAAGGCGGCTGACATCGGTAGGCAACGAGCCGAGACGATAGCCCGCACTGAGATGATACGCGCAAGCCGGGAAGCCCAGCGGCAACTATACACGGAGAATGGTTCGGTCACCGGATACCGGCGGCAAGCCACGCAAGATAGCCGGGTATGTCTTGCTTGCTTGGCTTTGTCTGGCACCCTGTCAACCACCGATGAGATTATGCCAAGCCACCCGAACTGCCGGTGTGTCATGGTGCCGGTTACGATGTCCTGGGCGGAGATTACCGGTGATAGTAGCATCCCGGATACACGCCCACCGGTAGCAACACCTGAACGTATCCTTGCTGGTCTGTCGGAGTCTGACAAGTTGGCTATCATGGGCGCTTCACGCTATGCCCTATACGCTGAGGGGTTGCCGCTGAGTGACATGGTTACCGTGGTACCTAATGCTGACTGGGGGCCTACTACACGGGTACGGCCACTCAAAGAGCTTGAAGGCTACGAACCGGATCTAACGACATACCTATGAAAATGACCGTGTGGGATACTTACGATATGGACGTGCTAACAAGTAGTGTAGACGGAATCAAGAGCGACAGGCTTGGCTATGTCAAAGGTTATCTGGTGCGCTTTGGCGATACCAAGACGGCAGACCTTGAAGGTGACTACTTTACCAAGGCAACCGACTACGGCTTTCCGATGACCGAAGGCAAGCGCGTACCGCTGAACGTCTACTACCACCACGGTATGGATTCAAGCGTAGGGAAGAAGTCTATCGGTACTGGCTTTGTAAAGATGGACGATACTGGGCTATGGTACGAAGCGCAGCTAGACTTAGCCGACGAATACGGCAGCATGATTGCGAAGCTCTGCAAGCAAGGCAAGATGGGCTTTTCCTCCGGTGCCGCTGCTCACTTGGTTGAGCGTAAGAGCATGGGTGGTGCCGCTGAAATCACACGCTGGCCTATTGCTGAAGCATCGATAACCCCGACACCTGCCGAATATCGTAACTCGGTAAAGAGCCTTGAGGAGTATTACGGTATGGGCGAGATGGATGGCGAAGAAGAAGAGATGACACCGGAACCAATGCCAGAGCAAAGCCCAGAAGAGTATGCCGCTGAGATATTCAAGATGGCAGAGAGTGACTTGATCCATGAAGGCATGGAAGCCTACTACGAGGCTATGTCTGAAGGTATCGCTATGGTGGCTGATGCTTCAATGGCTGATGCTATCATCAATGAGTTTGCGAACCGTGCAAAGCAGCTATACGCCATGCACGGTGCAAAGTGTATTCACCCCGCTTCCTTGCGTGGTGTTGAACGTCGGCTGCGGGATGCAGTCGGTTTGTCACGGTCAAGCGCCAAGCGTTTGGCTCCAGTAGTCTGGGATTCTCTGCGGGATGCAGACCAGCCTGAAGAGCAGCCGTCCATCGTAGTCGAGGCGAAAGCCCATGATACTGACGAACGCCAGGAACTCTTGGCTCGTCTGGAGTTGCTAACACAACTATGAACATCGAACAATTGCAGAGCAAGCGTGAAGGCATCCTTGCCACAGCTCGCGAACTGGCATCCGGAAACGGTGATCTTGCACAGGTCAAGTCCTTGATGGTTGAAGCCAAGGACATCGAAGAGCGCATTGAGACCATCAAGGCACTCGGACAAGGCCACCCTGTGGCTACTGAAGTTGCAGTAGAACAGCCTTGGAAGTCCGGCGGTATCGGGCGTAACCCGCTTTCCGGTACCCGTGATGAGGCTAACTGGAAGGCTTACGCTTGGGGTCAATGGGGACGCTCTATCATGGGCAACCGCAAGGCCGCTGAGTGGGTAAAGAACAACCTGAAGGCACAGAACGAAGGTACAACGACCGCTGGTGGTTTTACTGTTCCAGATCCGCTGTCTAGCGAACTTATCTACCTCCGTGAGCAGTTCGGTGTTGCACGTCAAAACTGCCGCATCTACCCGATGAGTTCTGACGTTCTCAACGTGCCAAACGCAACGGCATCGACCACTGTGTACTATCCGGGTGAGAACACGGCTATTACCGATTCGCAGCTTACATTTGCACAGGTCAACTTGGTTGCCAAGAAACCATCCGTGCTTACGCAGGTTTCCAAGGAACTGGCAGAGGATAGCATCATCGACTTTGGTGCAACTCTTGCTCGTGACATGGCTTATGTCTTGGCTAAGGAAGAAGACCGCGTTGTATTCAACAATGCTGTCGATAGCACGAGCGGCCTCGATGGCATCCTTTATGCTATCTACAGCAGCAACGCCACAAAGGCTAACATTGCATCCTTGCAGGTGTTCACCACCGGTCAGACGATTACCTACTCACCGACACTTGCCAACCTCAAGGGCATGGTTGCTAAGCTCCCGACATATGCCGCTAACGCCAAGTGGTTTATGCACAAAGAGATTTGGTACAACGCCATCGCACCTCTGCTCGATGCTTTGGGCGGTAACTCGATCATGGACATCCAAGGCGCATACGGCCCAACGCCTATGCTCTACGGATACCCTGTGGTCTTTGTTCAGAATATGGCTAAGACCTTGGCAGCATCCACGCCTTACATCTTGCTTGGTGACCTGAGCATGGGTACAGCGTTTGGTGACCGCCGAACCGTTACGATTGAGGTTTCGGATCAGCGTTACTTTGTCGAGGACGCGCTTGCATTCAAGGCCACGGAGCGATTCGCTTTCAAGGCGTTTGACATCGGCAACGTTGATGCAACTGCAGCCAACCGCGTACCTGGTTCGCTCATCGTCGGAGCATCCGCAGCTACATAAGCCTAGCGGTTCAGAGCCTAAGACCCTCGGCAGACGTGCCGGGGGTTTTTACTTTTTAAAAATAATCATGTGGGATACTAACCCCATGATGACCAGAGCCGAGGCAATCGCACAAGTATCGTTATTTGTGTCCGCTCAAAGTTACCCGCAGATGTCCACTACCGACATCGGTTCCATCTTGGATTCCTTTTCCCGCTTCTCGACATGGGCAGCGGCAACCACCTACGCTGTCGGTGACCGTGTAGTGCCTACAACGCCCAACGGGCGGGTTTACGAATGCAGGGTAGCCGGTACCTCAGGGGCTACACAGCCTGACTTTCCGGTCTATTCACCGTACCAAGTCAAAGGCTTTACATTGGAAGATGGCACCGGTGACCCTACCCTCATGTGGGTTGACCAAGGGCCGATCAACGTTGAGCGCTACGACGTACGCACGGCAACCCGGCAAGCGTGGCTTATCAAGGCCAGCAGGGTAGCGGCAGACATCGATGCTAAGGAAGGCACCTCCGATGTCAAGCTTTCCCAACTGATGCAGAACTGCTTGACCATGGCAGATAAATACCGACCGGTGGTTTTCGCATGAGTCCTATCCTACGCTCAACCATTCAAGCCGGGATGGTTCGCAACCTGTGCCAAGACCGTGTAGAGATTCACCGCTTCACCCTTACGGAAGATGGGCGTGGTGGAGTCACTGAGACATGGCGCAAGGTTGCCGAGTACAACGCCAGGCTAACCAACCAGAATGACACAGAGAGCATTGTAGGCGGCTCTATTGCATCATCTGCCCAGTGGACGCTTATCATTGCTGTAGGGGCTGATGTGATGCCACAGGATAGGGTCTACAGAATAGGCGATGAAGCCAAGTATTACGATGTCATCGGTACTGACTTTGGACAGACCGAACTTTTGGTACAACATTGCGGATTGGTGGAGCGTGTAGCATGACGGCTGAGATGTGGATTCAGGTAGGCATACAAGTTATGACCACCGTAATAAGCATAGGCACTGCATGGGTTGCCATACAGGTACGCTTGACACGCCTAGAGACTCAGGTGGCACATATCGTCAATACCCTTGACGGACAACAGCAAGAAGTCCGCAGGATAGAACAGCGACTCGGTAAACTCGAAAACAAGGTTTCCGCTTTGGAGGCAATCATACAAAGATGAACAGCATCAGCATCAAAAGATTAGTGGTCGTTGTGATCGTGGCTTTTACAGCTGCATTTACCAGCGTATTCGGTGATGGCATCCGGACATCTGAAGCACACGACATCAGCGAGCTCGGCGCAGTGCTGGCACTCTACGGGAGCAAGGCGGTAGCGGCGGGTGTCTCCGCTGCGGTGAGTAGTGTGCTGGCGTTCCTTACGATGCCTTTCAAGGGTACGGGAATCAATGCGCTGAAGGTGGGCAAATGAACCTGCAAAACTTCCGCTTAGAGCCTAACCCGAACACGCCCGGTGACTGGATTGTCTTTGGGGACATCTATGATGACCAAGGCAACCTACTCGGTACGTTTGGGGAGAATGGCACAAGCGTTTTCGGTTGGTGGGTTACGCAGGATGCGGCTTTTCAGCAGAACTATTCCTACCAGTTTGCATCGGTTATGGCTAGAGAAATCGTAGCGGGGACGGCTGAATAATGGCTACTTATTATGTCAGAACTAATGGCAACAACAGCAACGCTGGGACTGGTCAGTTGGCTGGTCAGGCGTGGGCTACTATCGCGTATGCCTTGTCTAGTTCATCAGGCTTTGCAAGTGGTGACATTTTGTACGTTGCACCGGGTGTCTATACAAACCAGATATCTGTAACCATAACAAACCCAACAGTAGAAACTAACATCATTGGTGACCCAACGTGTACTGTGTTTACTGGTGTTAGTGCTGGACCGGTCATAGTTACAAACTACAACGCAACACTGTCAGGGGTTGGCTACACTGGAAACGTAGTAACTGCAACTACTAAAAATTACCTTCATTTTCAAAACATACAATTCAGATTAGGTAATAGCGGTCTTAGTTTTACGACTTGTACAAATTTAAAGTTGACGAAATGCGCCTTTATTTCTAGGGGGTCGTCTGGAACCTCTGTATTTATTTCGAGTCCTACGAGCACCGCTGTAAATATTACTGTGAGTAGGTGTATTTTCTTCGGAAATAATGTTTCTCTATCGATATCTGGGCAAAATGTTGCTGATAATTCAACGATTACAAATTCACTATTTTTGAACTCGATTAGTACATTAATTACTGCAACTAGCGTACAAATAGCAGTTACGAACTGCACCTTACTTGGAGCAGATTTTTCTCTCATTTGCCCAAGTGGAAGCGTGACATATCCAAGCACTATTCGTAATTCAGTTGTGTATAGTGAAACATACGACTT